ATATGCAGAATTTATTGATACAATCCAAAACTCTTGTAATCCGAAAATTAGAAAAAGCTAAAGGTGCGATGGGTACGTTCATTCGTACCGATAATGGATTTCGTGTCACTGCTCCAGAAGGATTTGTTGCAATAGACAATAGTGGAAAGGCAGTCAAGTTGGTTGACCGATTAGAATTTTCACGAGCAAACTTCACTGCTGCTAAGGCGTGGGATAAGTGAAAAGATAATTATGAAAACAACAATAATCAAATCACCAGAGATTATAGCAGAAGTAAAAGAAAAAAAAGAAGAGAAGTATAGAGTAGTCATTTTAACTGTAAGTCCTTCTGAATCAGAAAAAGTAAAGGTGTATCATACTTCTAGAGTCATAGAAGAAACAGCAAAAAAATTAGGTATAGATGTTTACTTACTTTTTCTGAATGGTGCTTATCTCAAAAAAAGTGAAGATGGTGGTAGAACAATACACAATGAAGATGATGAAGAAGGTTTTGATGTCTCTTACAAGGATACGATAGCAATAGTTAGAGGTGGTGTAAATCGTAAAGAAGTCTTCAAGGATTTACTTTCTCAGTTAGAAAATGCTGGAATAGCAACTATCAATTCAAGAGATTGTTTGGAGATATGTTCTGACAAATACAGAACGTCATTGATGTTAGCAGATGCCGGATTGAGAACACCAGTTACAGTTTTAGTTCCAAACGAAAAGGGTGGAAGTATCGCATTTGAGAAATTAGGTTCTGACTACCCTGTCATACTGAAAACAAATACGGGCACAAAAGGTGTAGGTGTATTATTCGTAGAGTCTGAACGTGGATTAGAAAGTATGGTTCAGTTACTTTACAAACTAGATGAGAATATTGCTCTGTTGTTACAATCTTACATAAAGACTGAGTTTGATGTGAGAGTGATGGTAATCAACAATAAGATTATTGGAGCGATGCAACGAAATGTGGTAGAGGGTGATTTTCGTTCAAATTATTCTCAGGGAGCAACGATTGAAGAGTATGAGTTATCAGATATTGAAAAAGAAAATTGTATTCGTGCTGCTAAGATTGTTGGTGGTAGTTGGGTTGGTGTGGATTTTATTCCAGCAGAAGATAACGAAAAAGACCAACCATATATCCTAGAAGTCAACAGTTCGCCAGGAACAAAAGGATTTCAAGAAGCAACTAAGATTGATACCATAAAGAACTTGTTGGAGATATACAAAGATAAATCCAACTGGTGGAATCAACCAACTCTTTGTGGAGTATGGGAAACGTTTGAACACGAAATTTTTGGTAATCTTATAGGAAAAATGGATACGGGCAATAGTTTTGAAACTTCAGCTATCCATGCTGATGATATTAAAATAAAAGACAAAAATGTTATTTGGTCATTGAAGGGCAAGAAGGTCAAATCAAAACTTATCAAGATGAAAGACATAAACGTGGGTGGGTTTCGTAACAGAAAAGAGACACGACCAATGGTTGAATTAGAACTCAGGTTTCAGAATGTCGCACACAAATACATATTTACATTATGTGATAGAGGTGGTAAAACACCGTTGTTGATGAACAGAAATTTTTTGACAGAGTTGAAACTTGCGGTAGACCCATCAAGAAAATTTATTCTAACTGAGAAAATAGATGAATAAAACATATCAACAGTTTCTAAAAGAACAATCTGGTAAGACTGCTGTGTATACTTTTGGGAGATTCAATCCACCTACGATTGGTCACGAAAAGTTACTGAGGGTTGTCGATACAACTTCATCTAAAGAAGGTGGTGACTATTTCGTTTACACAAGCCATTCACAAGATCCAAAGAAGAATCCACTTTCTCATAAACAAACAATCAACTTTCTCAAACTTATTTTTTCAAAACATCGTTCACACATCGAAGATTCTTCAGCAGTCACCGCCCTACATGCAGCTTCAGATATATACGACAAGGGAGGATACACGAAGTTGATGATGGTTGTTGGGAGTGATAGAGTGAGAGACTTTTCGGCTTTGTTGAATCGATACAACGACAGTAAATCAAAACACGGATACTATAAGTTTGATTCGATAGAGGTGGTTTCAGCAGGAGAACGTGACCCTGACGCAGAAGGTGCGGATGGAATGTCAGCATCTAAGATGAGACAAGCAGTCAAAGATAGTGATTATGATGTATTCAAAATGGGTCTTCCATCTGGTACATCTGATTCGATTAGTAAGAATCTTTATAATGCAGTTGCTAAGGGAATGAAGTTAGAAATAAAAGAAGATTTGGGATTAGACAATGTGGATGAACTATTGAATCCCGCTCAATTGAGAAAGTTGTCGTTACGAATGAAGCTCCAAGCAAAGAAGCCTGGGTTCATTAAGAAACGTCAAATGGCGATGAAAAGACCAGCAGGTAAAGATGCAATCGACAAACGTTCTAGAAAAGCTGCGATTCAAAAAGTTGTTCAGAAGTTTTTTCCAAAGTTACAAAGTAAAGATAAGTCAGAACTCTCCTATTCTGAGAGAGATCAAATATCAAAATTAGTTCAAAAGAAGTCAGCTGTTATTGGAAAGATTGCGAAAAAATTAGTCAAAGATAAACGTAAACAAGATGTGGAACGTAGAAAATCTATGGCTGTAAAAAAAGTAGATGACACATATTAAGGAGAAAAAAATGTGTAATAACGAAGAATGTAAATGTAAAAATTGTACTTGTGACCCCTGTGAGTGTTCAGAAGAATCTCCATGTGGTTGTGAAATATAGAAAGGAAAATGTGGCTGAATATATCAACGAAGAACCCTGTGAATTTATTTACAATGTAACCGCTATAGAAAAGATTGTAGATGGCGATACTATTGATGCGGTAATCGACTTAGGTTTCGATGTACGGTATTGTGGAAGAATTCGCTTACTAGGAATCGACACACCAGAATCCAGAACAAGACACAAGAACGAAAAAATCTACGGTAAGTTAGCATCCGCCGCTCTCAAATCGTGGTTACATTGGGCAACCATAGATGACCGAGATGATATTGAGATTCAAGTCCGTTGTCCAGAAGCAGACAGTCGTGGTAAGTTCGGTAGGATACTTGGTGAGATTTGGATTAACTGTACAGAAGATGGTAACGAATTCAACGGATGGACAAACATCAACAAGTGGATGTGTGAGAATGGTTTCGCAGTTGGTTACACTGGTCAAAACAAAGATGATGTCAAAGATGAACATTGGAAAAATCGTTTACTTTTAAAAGAACAGGGTGTTCACGAATTGTTAGAATGGGATGAAGACTAAATGGCAACCGGATATATTACGGAACAAAATGACCAGATTTCAAGAGGCCTTGTTCGTGGGGTAACTCATGTGAATAAATTTGGTTTTAATTCAACGGTCGGTACAGCGTTTGAAACCGTGTGGGATGGAGCTAATACATATACTTACATTGCGACCGCAGGAACAGCCGTTGTCACTTCTTCTAACACTTCAAGTGATAACGATGGTACGGTTGAAATACAGGGATTAGATGCTAATTATGATTTACAAACTGTCTCCGCAGTAATAGGAGGAGATGCCACCTCAGAAACTTTTATAAGAGTTTTTCGCGTCAGGATGACAGACGCAAATACAGGAAGTTCTAATGTTGGTAACATCACGGTTACAATAGATAGTAAATCTGCAGCAATTATCAACGCAGCAGAAGGTCAGACTTTGATGGCGTTGTATACTGTTCCTAGAAACAAGGTTGCATTGTTTAAGAATTTTCAAGGGTCATTAAATAAACAAAAAGAGGCCGATTTTGAAATTCTAACGAGAGATCATATAGAATTGGTTTTTAATGTTAGAGGTAGATTCGGAACTTTTGGTGTTCCTTTCAACTATTCATATGAATATCCCCTTTTCATAGCAGAAAAGGTTGACATAGAAATACGAGTGAAAGCGGGAGCGACTTGTGGAGCTTCAGCAGTATTTGATTTGTTGATATTGGATAATCCTAGAACGTGAGATGAAGATTGATATCATTTACTGAGAAGGCTGCTGATAAAATTATGAGTATCATGAATGAACAAAAAGTAACTGATGATACCAGAGTAAGAGTTGGAGTCAAAGGTGGCGGTTGTTCTGGATTTACTTACACGGTAGATTTTGATAGTAGAAAGAGTAGGTTTGATTTAGAGTTTGAATCGTTTGGACTTAGTGTTTTGGTGGACAAGAAAAGTCATTTGTATATCAAGGACACGGAAATTGATTGGTCAAATGATCTGAATGACAGAGGATTAAAATTCAACAATCCTTCAGCAAAAGGTTCGTGTGGTTGTAGAACTTCTTTCATGTACGAGCACGAAGAACAAACGAATGTCAAAGAACCAAGTTGGATGTAATAAATGAAATGGATTGCAAAATATCAAGAATTAAAATTAAATAGTTGTGGTGGTAATGCAGCGTACAAAAATAAAAGAGGTAAATTAATGGCATATTCAGAGAAAGTAATAGAACATTTTGAAAACCCCAAAAATATTGGTAGTTTGGATAGTAGGAGTAAGTCTGTCGGTAGCGGTCTTGTGGGTGCGCCTGAATGTGGGGATGTGATGAAACTACAAATCCAAGTGAATGAAAACACAGGAGTTATAGAAGATGCTAAGTTCAAGACATTTGGATGTGGTTCAGCAATCGCTTCCAGTTCTCTTGCAACCGAATGGATTCGTGGTAAAACTGTTGATGAAGCACTGACGATTGATAATACACAGATAGTAGAAGAGTTATCATTACCACCAGTAAAAATACATTGTTCAGTCCTTGCAGA